AAAAAAAGTATTAAAAAAGTATTGACTTTTTAAAAATGATGTGCTATAATGGAAACATAATAAAGATAACAACAATGACAAGGAGCATATAAATTATGGCAAAAAATGTTTATACACTACAACATTACAAATTGATAATTGATAACAAAGAGGTTTGGCTGTTCGAAGTGCGAGCATACTCAACAGATTGGAATGCTTTATATTATTTTGGCGAAGGTATTTGCAAAGGATTAAAACCCTGCATTGAAGAACTTCAGGTAAGTAAAAAAGAAGCAATCAATCGTAAAAAAGATATGGAAGAATATATGCTAAAAACTGGTCGAGAGATATATGACCAAAATAAACACGGTTTGTTAAGTATTGACTATACCTGGGCATATGATGAAATAGAGCGTGCTTATGTTGGAAAATTAAAGGAGCAATAATATGAAGTATATTTACACAATGCGAGAATATAAACTAAAAATCAATGATAAGATTGTATGGTATTTTAGAGTGCAAGGCTATAAAGTTGGCTACAGCTTATTAAGTGCTTATGAGGCGAACAAAAAAGCTGGAATGCTTTTACCTTGCGTGGAATATTTTTTAGAAAGCAAAACATCTGGCATATCTAAAATCGCTAGATTACAGAATATGGTAAAAGAAGATGGTGATGAAGTATATGATATTGATGTTCACGGCTTATTAAACAATTATGATTGGGAATATGACGAAGAAACTAAAACAAATATTGGAACATTAAAGGAACGGGAGCAATAAAAATGAACGAAGAATTATTAACCGACCGAAATATCTTAACCTATGAGTTTTTAACAGATAGATTATTAGATTATAAACCCGAAGAAGTGTTTTTGTTTTTTAGTCACGATAACGGTTATGCTGTTGAAAGAGTATATTTTGATAACTTATACAAAAGAACTGAAGAGATTGGCGATAGCAATATTATTGAAGTAAGTAAAATTGCAATAGGACTAACGAGATTTGCTGAAGATTATTTATATGAACTAGTAAACAGTGAAGATAATGATATTGATATAGCATATCTGGATTGTCTGAATGGTAAAAGAAAAGAATTTAAAAGGGAAGAATAATTAGACAAAAAGCACCAGTATTGGTGCTTTTTTGGTTTGATATCAAAAGACATCAGCAACACCAACATCATCAGAATGATATCACTATCATCAAAATCAAAATAATAAAAAAGAAAAAAGTGAAAATGGAAAAATAAAAAGTGGAAATTATAATATTGTGCGACATAAAAGAAAATAATTAGATTGGTAAATATATCAAAAGAAAAAGAAAAAGCTATTAGAGAGCATTCTAGGCGTGTTAGAATACTGGAAGAGATAAAAGCTTATAAAATTTTACAACTTCGTTGTGTTATAACATAAGCATAATCCAGTCCAGTCGGCACCACGCGAGTGGACTACTCACACAAGAATGCTAGACATAAGCTTTATCGCTGTCCAGTGAACACTGCGTAGCAGGCAACTTACACAGCTGGGTTAAATGGTGGCTTAAACAAAAAAACAATCCCAGCTGAGACAACAAATGCGAAGCAATGGAAATACCAGCTGTGTGTTCCATAAACAACTTGTCCAAATACAAATAGTCAAAATACAACTAGTCAAAAGCAAGTGTTCCGTAAACAAGTATGGGAGGTTTCTGACACAAAAGGGCTTATACAGTAGAAATAACAGCTGATTAGTATCAATCTTTGAAAAAGTAGCCCTAAATCAGCTTATTCCCTACTACACTATACTTCTTTTATATACCCTACCTCTATAAACTATTTTACAATTTTAGAAAAAATCGAATATCCGTATGTAAAACCAATATTGCGATTTTCAGGGCTACCTTTTTATTCTAACCCCAAAACAAGTCTTAAAACATATTTTTAAGATTTGTCAAATCTCTCAATCCAACTGGTCTTTTAATAGAGGCCAAACTGCTTACGCTTGACCCCAAATCTCTGGATTTTCCAGTACCTTGTATTACATAGTACCTTGTATAAAAAGGTAGCCCTAAAGGTAGCCCTAAACTGGGGCTACCTTTTACTACCTTTTGCTAACCATAACCGTTATAAGCCAAAAAGGTAGCCCTAAGGTAGCCCTAACTTAGGGCTACCTTTCTACCTCTGTTATTTCCAAAAGGTAGCCTTTTGACAGGGCTACCTTTTTTATGTTATAATACTTGACAAAAAGTCAAAAATATTATATTTCAAAACACAAGCGTAATAAAAAGCGAACAAAAAAGTCCATTTTTCCTATTGACAAATCAAAAAATATATTACAACATATTTTCAAAAAAAAATCTACTATTATAACATGTGGGGTTTAACAGGGGTCAGCAAAAGGTAGTCCTTTGACAGGGCTACCTTTTTTATGGCGTAATACTTTTTTTTTCTTAAAAATATGTTATAGTATAGTTTTTTTTGTTCGCTTTTTAAAATATGTTTTTTGATTTTTTTCAATACATTTTACAATGTTTTTAAAAATGTGTCATAATATATCAATATTGCTATTGACTTTATAAAACAGCTGTGATATAATGTAATTATGAATACAGATACTAAATCAACCACTGCAAGTGGGGTAAAAGCGACTAAAAGGAGCTCTTACATTACAACAACCAATCCAAAGACCAATAAGGCTAACAATATTCCTGAGGCATATTTGGAAACACTCAAACATAAACCATTTCGCTTTGGTGATTATTATTATTTACAAGAACCTCCAACTGAACTCAAAGACCAAATGGATAGCACATCAGCTAGTTTAGCTGAAACGCTCTCACATATCTTTAACCGCACTCACCAATCACGCTACACGGTGTTTCCGACACTATATCAGCAATTCAAACAAATGCTTAATTATATGGACAGCATCACTTTCAACCAACCTGCTAATGAAAATGCTGATAATAGCTATTTTATTACCCTACTGTTTCGAGAGAGTAAGTTAGTCGGCTTCCGTTATATCAGCTCAGAGGCTGTTTCTGGTATATATTTTATGAGCTACTATAACGCACGAATTGACCTTAGACCAATCACTCACACTTTTATAATTAAGCGAGAACACTTAGTGTCGCTTATTGATATATTAGATGAATACAATCAAGCTGGATTTGTAATCCGCACAAATTACACTAGACAACCTATTAAGAAAATTGACTAAATCATTGTTCGAAGTTTTAATCAATGCTATAATATAAATTATGAAAGATATGACGATAGATAGAAAGCATAAACAACATCAATTAACTAGTCCACCCCAACTGGTGAAGCGGATTGATAATTTCTTTGAGCTAGCTCCACAGCTCAATGACCCAACTCTTTTCCCCAATCTGGAAGAGCTACAAAAACGTTGTGAAGATACGCTCCGCCTTTATTTTTTAAATCTCTCAACGTTAACATTACTCCCACTCAATCAAGACAAAGACCCTTTCACGCTGAGCTTTCAAGAGATATACAATCTCAATGCTACTGATAAGCGTAAACGGATTGAACAATTCTCTATTGAACACCCGAAGCTTGACCGTCAAGGATTGATTGAAGAATTGAACGAGGTTCAGAAAGAAATCACTACTAAATTTAGTAAGACTTATCACTCAGAAGTGCCAAGCACTAAATTTATACTCCACTTGTTCAATCTGCGACAGACAACTACTCAAGCATTTTATATTTATAAGATACCATTTCAAAATAAATATAACAATGACATTGACCTCTTAAAGACTTATATCGGTAAGCTCCAAGGGTTTGAGAACCAAACGGCTCGCAAGATTGACCAATTGATTGATAACTTTAAAATTCACGCTCCAATGACTACACCAACCGAAGTAATGCGGTTTGCTAATTATTCTGTAATCAATGGTCAATTGATACCGAACACTGAGCATAACCTCAAAGAGGGTGATTTTGTGGTAAATTCTGACCTTATCATTCCTGATACAGTGCCACAATCTGTTCAAGAATTTATCAACAATTACACTACTAAAAACCCAAGCGTTCATTCTGAGCTTGACCAGCACCGTGAGCGACCATTTCTTGAACAAGAATTAGCTTATATGGCTTATAGCTGTTTCGCACGCTATAAGATTGGCAATAACCGTTCACCATTTGGGGCTTTCTTTCTATTTGAGGATGATGACGGTATTGGTGGTGGTAAGGGTAAATCGGCTTTTACTACAGCACTCATCAATGTAATTAACAGTGGAGTTGATGATAAAAGTCCGAGTGCGGTAATGGCTGGGAGTTTAGACCCTAGCACTATCACGACAGACCAAGTTAAGATTAACGCTAGCCCACGCTTGCTCAACAACCTCTTTGAGCGAGCAAGGGGAACATATTCTGATGAAGAAGTTAAGTTTCTCAAATCAATGCGTGAAACCGACGCTACAGCGATTGGTAAATACCAGACCCAAGAAAAATCGGTTAGCTTCCGTGGTAATGTAATGATTTCTTCCAACCATATTCCACGCTTTCGTGAGATGAGTAATGCTTTACGAGAACGCTTTTACGGTATTGAGTTTACCTTAAAGTTCAAAGAGCGGGGTAATTCTGATATTGACACACTGCTTAACGACCCAGAGTTTCTAGGTGGCTTTGTAAGGTGGGCTTTTAGCTTTGATTTTGATAAGTATGAAAAGCGTAAGTGGATTGATGAACACTTTAAGGAGCAATTTGATAAGTTGATGAGTAATAACAATGTTATTCTTCAAAACTTTTATACAGCTGTGGATAGTATGAACCAACCTGAAACAGCTGGTGAATGGAACATTTCCAAGCATAATATGGCAAGCTGTTCAAAGACTTTCTTTAAGGAGATATTTGCTGAGGCGGCTGGCTCATTAGTTGGTGGTAATAAACAGCTAGGCTACCGTGGACATTTTGCGAGTGGTGAATATCAATTCAATTCGTGGCAGAACTTTACTAGCTATTTGACTGAGGCGTTAGATAACGCTACTTTAAAGGCGGTTAATTTTGATGGACGAGTGAAACTTAATGGTAAAGCTTACAAGCGTCTTGTAATTGATTTGAATAAGCTACGGCTAATGGACTTTTCTGGTGTAAATGATACACCAACTGAGTTAGCTTGGAAAGAAAAACACCACTTTCACAACGATGATGAAACTGATAATGTCAACACTATTATTGATTATGATGAAGATAATCAGACAACAACACTAGAAGATGTGATTAAACAGCCTGAAGTTGAACCGACACCTATTGAGAAAGAGTTAGAAGAACCACCAATTGAATTAGATGTTGAACCAGTAGTTAATATTGAGGAGCAAAAAGGAGAGCTGGAAACACAGAAAGGAGATGTAATGGCACGGATTGAAAATGGTGAAGTTGAGCTAAGTGAACCAGATAGTCCTTTTGCCCCACTACCAGATACGCTACAAGTTAATGATACTAACTATACTTATCGAGCTTATAGTGATACAATAAGAAACTATATCAGAGATGTCCAACAAGTGTTAGTCGACCAGATGTCAGAGATTGAAAAGAGTAATGGCAACACTGAAGAAGTTGAGTATCTGGTATATATGCTGGCGATGTATGTCAAGAGCTATTGTGAGATAACTGGTGATAATATGATAAATATCCCACTAGCTTATATCCAGCAAAAGAACAAGTGGAAGACCTCACCGTTTGATTATTTGAAAGCTTATTATACCTTTGGTAAGAATACATTAAGCGTTGCTCAGACAAGGGACGGACAAATGAAGCTGGGGTTCTATAGTAGAAACTAAAACATTTTACAAAAAAGTTTGATAAAAGTATTGACTTTTTAAAAAGGTTGTGCTATAATATAGATACAATAGCGAAACAACAATAATAAGTAATGATAAATAGATTGATTGAAATAGCTATTAGACCAACTCCGTTGGTTTTAACCATAACAACTTAATATAAAAAGGAGCAGTTTATGAAGATTGAAGTCAATCAGATTAAAACTAATAAAAAGAATATTGAAGTCCATATCATTCCAACGGAAGATATGCGATACGAGGAAATCTAATTATGGCACTATTTGAATTAAACACTGTTAAAGATAGCGTCAAAGATGACCGTGATAAATATATTGGTGGTTCAGACCTACCAAAGGTTAATAACCCCACCAGTGCGGAGCGTTTAATCTTTGAGAAAACGCACGAGCAAAAAGACTTTACCAGCATTTATACCGAGTTTGGCAATATTGCTGAGCCATTGATTAGGGCTTATGTGAGTGAGGAGTTCTATAATAATGAGAGTATTGAACCCAGCACCACTATCATAGAGAGAGAGGGTAAGCTTGGGCTTCGTGGCAACTTGGACGGTGATAACACAATTCGTAAAGAAGTGATTGAGATTAAAACATTCGGTGAGAATTATTATGATGACCCGAGTGCGTATGTTAAAAAGCTTGAAACTTATCGTATCCAAGTTGGCTACTATATGATGTTAAAGAAATATCAGAAAGGCACTATCTTTATCTTTAAGCGACCAGCAACACTCATTGATAAAGCTTTTGATAAATGGACTGTCAAAGAAATGTATGAACGACAATCAGAGGTTGAAGAGTTTATCATTAAAGAAATGGAAGAACGGCTTGAAATGGTCTATGTCAACCCAGATGAATTGTTTATGCCACTCTTTGATAAATATACTAATTTGACTGATGAAGTTAATCGCCGAATTAAGCTAATCGATAACGCTTTTGCTAAACACGGCGACCGCCAAGAAAAGACTACTGAAGGTGAAGATGAAGATTTGCTCGTTGAGTTCAAAGAGTTGGAAGAAATGGAAAAGACTGTTGCTACTCGTAAGAAAGAAATTCTCGAACATTTTATTGAGAAATATCACGAGAATGAAACCTTTGAGATTGACGGCAATAGCTATATTTATACGGCAGAACGGACTGGCACACGAAAGAGCTTTAATAGTAAAGCTTTTGAGAGTGATAACCCAGAGCTATATAAGAAATATATTAAAGAAAGCACAGTAAATTATAAACCAAGTTTGAAAGTGAAGTAAGATGTTTAAAGTAATTAGAATTAAAAATAGTCAGTTGCTTTTACGCCATATCTTTAGTGATAATGATGTAAATCTAACGGTTAATAATCCAATGTTTTATACTGATGACAAAAGGATTAAAGAAGATATTAAACGGTTAGCTGAGCTAGGGATTGAAGCAGTTGAAGAAAAGCTAACAACTGAAGAATAAGTTTGAGAGAGTTATAATTGAGGTGGAAATAGATTTTATGAAGTTTTACCTAGAAACTGGTAAGGACTTCAAGAAACTAATGAGGTATTGTGATAAGGGGCGTATTAAGAAAATCAATGTGGATATGTCGAAAGCCCCTTATCCACTTTCCAAAAAAGCACGGTCAATATTATATCACCTTGAAAAAAATGGTATAATTGTAGTATGGAAATAGAATATAAAGGAAGCACTGGTGATAAAGATACAATGCTCTTGGTCGGCAATTTAGTTTGTGCGACAGACCATTTGTTGGAGAATATCATCAGCAAGCCAGAACAAAAGAAAGAGCTACTACCAGTGGCGTATATGCTTGACAAAACACGAACTGATATAATGAAGAAACTTAATCTTCCAGAAGAGCAGTGGTGTTTGTTTAAACACTTAGCGACAGCAAGAGTGATTGCTCAGGAAGTGTTCAAGACTGGTGCGAATGAAACATATATCCAAAGTATTACTGAAATATTAGTGGCACTATTTGGTGAAGAATATGACGCTTGTGGTGCTTGTAAAAAAGACAAAGGAGAAACAAATGACCGTCAAACGGAAACCATACAATAAATCAACTGGGCGAGATTATAGCTATGATAAAGCCTATCAGAAATCGCCTAAGCAAGTTGCGAACCGTGTGGCACGCAATAAGGCTCGCCGAGAAATGATTAAGAAACACGGAGCAAGTGTTTTAAAGGGTAAAGATGTTGGACACAAATCAATGTTGATTAACTCATCGAACCCTAAAAAGGTTGGTTATAAGATTGAGAGCCGAGCTAAAAACCGTGGTAAAGATAATGCGAAAGTCGCAAGGAGAAATAAGAAATGATGAGCGAACAAGAAATGCTAAAACAAGATAAAGAACGATTAGAACTTATCGAAAAACTAATCAAATCTGTAAATGATTTAGCTAATATAACCTTTGGTAAAAAGATTGAATTACTACCAGCTAAAGAAGCTTTAGAAGCTTATGAGAAAGCTAATAGCGTTGAGCGAGAACTTCAAGTTGCTCAATTATATCAAGAAACAATTGACCGATTACTCAAGGTTGCTTATACTAAAGGATACATTGATAAAGATGTTCGAGATAAAGCAGTTAAGGTTCAAGAAACATATGATACATACTTTACTGAATATGTTGAACCGCTAACGAGAGCGTTCAATTATATCCAAGAACAAAATAAAGCTTTTGAAGAATTTATTCAAGAGCTTTCAGCTGAAACGCTTAAACAAGAAATTGCTGACGCTTATCAATCAACATTCAATAGTCTTAAAAAAGATAAATCAATTAAGAAACGAGTTGATGAAATCTTTGATAAAGTTGATACTTATGGTAAATTGATTGATAAACAATTAGAGCTAAATATTCTAGCTAAAGAACGAAAGTTCAATAGCGTCCCAGTAGTGGCAGAAGTAAAATTGATTGAGCTAAATAAAGAATTACAAGAAAAATATCAGAAGCAATTAGAAGATACTAATAAACGATAAATAAGAAGATAGGAGTAGTGGAAATGGAAATTATGAGGTTTGATGATATATATCAGAAAACAAGTAAGGTAATAACCATTGACGACTACTCTTATTTTTTTTCGGATAAGAAAAAGTCGCAAGCTCCACTCTATGGAGCGTTTGTATCGAGTGATAATACTCGCAAGGTTCAAAGTATTCTCTATCGCACGGCACTAACTATTGATATTGACGGACTTAAAGGTAATGATGAAGTTGCGAAACGCTTTATCGTTCGAGTAATTGAGTATCTCAAGAGTAATTTCTCAACCTTTGTATTTCACGAAACCCATAGTAGTAAAAAAGATGACCGCCGTTTTCGAATTTTAATTCCAATTGGTAAAATTTCCAAAGATAACTTTAAGTATTTTGCTCAAGCTTTCTGTGAAGATTTTATGAGTATGACTAAAACCAAAGACTATATTGTTTTAGATAAGAAAAGCTATGAACCACAACAGCTGATGTATTTTATACCAAGCTATAAATTTAATTACATTTACGGTTCACTTGAAGACAAAAACAGTATTGAACAGTTTTTACCAAGAGCCAAGGAACTTAAAGACCAAGATATCAAACCTGAAAAAGCTAATCAGGAAGCGAAGAAATATCTCGGTGGTGGCTTTTATGACTGGCTGAGTGCCAAAGGAATGACTTACTTTGTTGATAAATATTTCGCTGATACTTATAAGTTTAATCGTATCCTTGGTGATGGGCAGTTTGAGTATAAAGACCTCAGTTCTAAAAAGAAAGCAGGGATTCGAATCACTGCCAATAATCAAGTAATGACTACTTGGCACGATGGTGATATATATACCAACCAAGGCAATGGTGCGAGAAGTGCGAACATTTACCAGCTCTTAAAAAATAAAGGTATCGCTAATGATGTCTTCGAGGAGTATCGCCGTGAAGTTGCGTGATTATCAACAAGAAGCCTTTAACAAAGTGATTGCCAGCACCGAGCATACACTGGTTGTATCACCTTGTGGCAGTGGTAAGAGTTTGATTATGTCGGAGCTAGTCAATTATTATTCTGGTAAAGGTAAAAATGTTTTGTTCGTTGTTCATCGCAACAACCTACTCGACCAGTTTAATAATCATTTGAAGCGTTATGATAACCTTAATTGCGATGTTCTTTCGCCACTCCGTGCTTTAAATTCTAATAAAGATTATGATGTCATCTTCATTGACGAAACGCACCATGCAACGAGTAAGAGCTTTCAAAATGTTTTTAATAAGTTTAATAAGGCTCAACGCATTGGTTTTACTGCTACACCAATTAGATTATCTGGCGAACGCTTAGCTAAACCAATCAATCAGTTTCGTTCAGCCCCCTTTGATGAAGTGATTAACACTATTTCAATCAATGAACTAATTCACAGAGGGTATCTATCACCTTTCGATGTTAAAGCTGGGGATTGGACTTTATACTTTGATAATCGCACGATTAAAACCGTTGCTGGTGAGTTTAGCTCCAAGTCAATCAGTGAAGCGTTCAAGACTGATAAGCTCAAAGAGTTAGTTGAGAACTTTAAAGAGCTTGCTGAAGACCGTAAAACGATTGCTTATACCAGCTCAATTAAAATGGCGGAGCAATTAGCCGAAGAACTAAATAATCAAGGAATTGTTGCGAAAGCATTTCACTCCAAGTTATCTGCTCAACAAGTCGATGAATATATCGAACAGTTCAAAAACAATCAGATTAAAGTTTGTGTTAATGTCGATTTGTTTGGTGAGGGATTTGATGTGCCAGATTGTGATTGTGTGTTGATGTTAAGACCAACAAAATCACTATCACTATATATACAACAGTTTATGCGGTGTATGCGGATTGACCCTAACAATCCGAATAAACGAGCATTAATTATTGACTTTGCGAATAATACCAAAATCCACGGTGGATTATTATCGGCAGAACTCCGAATGCGAATGAAACAAGAAAACGAATTATTAAAGTTTTGCCCCCAATGTGAAACACTTAATTATGCCAAAGCTAAGATTTGCGACAACCCAGATTGCCGTTTTAAATTCCCAGCTGGTGGTGGCTTAGCTCAAAAGAAACAGCCAGAAGAGATTAAAATGGCGGTGGAAATGAGTGTCGTTGATTATACGATTGAGAACGAATTAAAGTCGATTGCTAAATTAGATACTAACTTAATTGATGATATAACCACTAAGTTTATTCATATTTTAGCAGTTGGTATCTGTGCCAAAGATGACAAGAAAATGGCAGAAAAGCTCAAAACAATCACTAAGACACCACTCTTTAATCACATTAAACAAGTTGAGCCAAATTTGGAAGTCATCAATCTCTTCTCTGAGCAGATTGGTGGTGGTCAATATGATATGGATTATTTCAGAAACAAATATAAAGCCTATCTGGATTGGAAACGAGAAATGATTAACAAGCGTAAAGACGAGTTGGTCAAACTTAAAACCTTAGCTAAATATTATAATCGACAATTAAGCTTGCCTTATGTCGAAGAAGTAAAGAAGCAAGAATACCGAGAATGGCTCATCGAGTATAAGCAAAATGTCAAAAAATATTTCAAATAGGTATTGACAAAAAGGTTATGGTGTGCTACAATGTAAACATAGTCAAACAATAACAATAATGAAAGGAGCTATAATATATGACCGAAGAAATAGATAAACTCATAGAAGAATTATGTGAGAAAGAAGTAGAGCGAACTGGATTGCCACTTATATACGATGAAGAAGAAACATCAGAGACAAAAACAAATGGCGGAAAGGCTATATACTTCCATCAAAAAATGTCATTCGATTTAGAGGGTATGGGTAAGGTAGTTATAAGAAATCAGAGGGACTTACATTTTGAAGATGGAAAGTGGAAAGCTCGTAATCCTGACAGATTTTATGGATATACTCTGAGTATAATGGTAAATGATTTTCCTATAACACCTTATATCAGTTTGTATGATTTTATAAGTAAGGAAGAACTTCTTGAAAAATTATCATCTAAGGAGTTTAAAACAATGCTCGATAGATATATGAAGCTCAAAGAAGAGACAGAAAATATAAGAAAAGATGTAAATATATTTATCAATAAGAGGGAAAAATAATTATAAACTTAATAGAATATAAACTTAATAGAAGATAGAGGAAAAAAATGAAATGCTACAAACTTCTCAAAGACCTCCCGACATTTAAAGCTGGCGAAAAGTTTTTTATTAGTGAAAGCGGAAATCTTATAGCTGGAACACCAAGAAATCCAAAACAAATAACAGTTGAAACAAGATATGGTCTTCCAATGAAAATAGATTTAATGGCTTATGCTAATGAAACACTTGAAGAATTTCCGAATATTCTAACAGATTGGTTTGAGGAGATTGAAGAAAGCTTTAAGAAAACATCCTAACGAGTGGAGAACTTATTTAACTTATGAGGGATAGGAAATGAAATATAATGTAGGTCAAACTGTTTATACGATAAGCATTATAGATGATATAACAGAATACACTATTATTGGCAAAATAGAATATAAAATCTTAGGATTTACTTATAAAACTAGATATGTCTGTAAGCCCACACAAAATAATAGGCTTTTACTAGATAGAGATACAAAAGCCATAAGTGGAAGAAAATTGCACAAAATGATAACAGATAATAAGGAATAAGCAATGGCTAAACCGAAGTATAGAGATATTAAAATCCAGAGAAACGGTAAATTTAATACCAATGGCACGGTTCACGAGACAATCGAAGAAGCGTTTGTTTATTGGGACAGAAGGCTACCAAATAATGACACTACTTATCTCATATTGCCTAATGATTTTCTATTGAAAAGTGGTATAGAGGGAGAATGTGGTTTTGCGTGTTTCTCATTAGAATATGCGAAGAAATGTTTAGGGGTATAGAAAGGAGTAATAAGATGAAAGATTTTATAGAAAATATAGATTGGTTAAAAATATTTTTATCTTTAATAATTATGTTTTCGATAGGCTGGTTCATTTTTATAGTCATATATGGTATTCAAAATGAACCACCGCAATACAGTGCTGATACAAAACGAAAACTTAAAGTTTGCCAAACTTACTCAACTGATTTTTGGCGTAATGATATAGACTTTATCGACGGAAAATGCTATTACAAAGGTAAAGAAGTTGAAATAAAATAATGACTAATGATTTTATAAAAACTGATGAAGTAGATAAAGCTATACTCTTCTATATAAGGCACAAAATTGAAATCGCATATTGGAATAAATATCAGAAAGAGATTGAAGATAGCCCTTTTGAAAATACTGGGGCAGAAATGATTATCACTGGTGAGGAATTTAAAATAGAAATCAAAGCCTATGATTGGAATAAAGAAGAAGATGGTTATTTCAAACTCTGGTGTTTCGATAAATTATTCTATGAATATAAGTGGTATAAACATTTTATGCGAGGGCTGGAAGTTAAAAGACACGATGAAGAGCGAGAAGTTTTTCTGAGTTTAGTCTTGGAATTTTTGGAAGATATTGATAGCGTAGAGATAAGATAAGGAGTAAAAACAATGGATTTTAACGAATATCAAAATATAGTAATTCAATTTGACACCGCAAGATTAGTAATTGATGAAAAAGCTAGATATGACGGTTATATGGAAAAAGCCTTAGGTTTAGCTGGTGAAACTGGTGAAGTGCTGGAAAAAATCAAGAAGATGATTAGAGATAAGGACGGAGTATTTCACGCTACATCAGAAGACATTGATGAGCTTAAAAAAGAATTAGGTGATGTGTTATGGTATCTTTCGGCGATTGCTTTTTATAACGGTATTGAGCTTGAAGATGTTGCAGCAGTGAATATTGAAAAATTATTAGACCGCCAAGCAAGAGACAAAATTCACGGAGACGGAGATAATCGATGACACGAGAAGAATACAATAAATCAATCGAAGCACAGCTCAAACGAGTTAAAGAAACTTTAATTAAGAAGAATAAAGAATACTCAACTGATAGCTCACCACTTCATAACTTCCACCAGAGTTCGAAACTACTACGAGTATCGCCCAAAGAAAGTGCTTTTGCCTTTATGGTTAAACACTTAACTTCAATCACCGATATGCTCCAAAGTGATATTGATTATCCAATGGAACTCTGGGAAGAAAAGCTGGGCGACGCTAAAAATTATTTGTTTTTAATTGAGTGTTTAGTGCAGGAAGAAAAGAATGAAAAGATATAAATTATTAAAAGATTTGCCCTTTGCGAAAGCTGGTGAAGAACTTTACCTTAAATTTAGTGAAGACAGTGAATTTTTCTTAGTATATAAAGACACAGATAAAACATATACTGCTGAATTAAACCCAGAATTTATTGATAATTTCGATGAATGGTTTGAAGAAATTAAAGAATATTATGTCATCAATTCTGTCTTTGGAGAAATCTTGAAGACAAATGATAATTCCCATTCAGATTTACAAATTAGAACTATGAGAGAACTAGGGGTGTTGTTCGATACTTGGTTAGAAGCTGATGAAAAACTCGCATATCTCAAAGCGAAAGCAGTTATCAAACAAGACACCAAAGGTTTTAAGCCGAATTGGAATGAAACAGAACAAATTAAATATAGTTGTTTTTATGATGAAGACCGTTTTACTGGTAATAGGTGTGTTAAACCAGTTATCGAGAAAACAAGCACAAAAATGGGAGCATTGATTTATTTCAAGAGTGAAGAAGATATTAAAGAAAGCCTCAAAAAACACCCAGAAGAATGGAGAAAATATTTGTTTTATGAGCAGTAAGATAAAATACATTGATTTCAAAACTTTTATTACTAGTTATATTCCTAATTTTTATAAAGATTATTCAAAAGATTATAGCTCTGAACCAATCGAAATAAATTTTGGATATGGAGATGAAGATGACTATGAATATACAAAATTTCTTTTTGCGATTAACTGGCATACACGCAATCTTCAAGACCTCGAAAAGATTTTAAGTAAAAGAATATTTAACTCATATATTGAGAAATTCTGGCTCGACCAAGATAATAATAGAATTTGTATTACACTAACTGAATATAAATATAGGGATTAGAATGAAAGAAGAATTGATTAAAAATCTAAAAGCAAAATACGGAGATAGGTTTAATATAAGCGAAAATCGTAATAAAAAACTATCTGATTTAATTTTTCACGAGAAGACTTATGATGAACCTATATTCAATATATATATCTTATCACCAGATGATAAAGTCTTAGATAGGCTTAAAGATTGGAAAGAAACTCTTAACAATGAATATAGAAAGCATTACATATTTTCACCTGAGAATAAAGAGGGCGAAGTTATAAGATATGTTAGTTTAATGCCTGAAAATATCTTGGTAAGTATCTACAATAATAAGTATGAAATAATTCTATAATAACCTTAACAATTTAATTCCAGCCTTACAAGGGGCTAAACCCCGAATGTTCTAAAATATTTACGCAAAGGGGGGATTAAAATATTTAATCGCCCCTTGTAGGGCTGGAAAACTGGCTGAAAGCTGGCTATTTTCAGATGGATAATGGGGCGATTTATTAAAATAAATAAAATCAAATAGCTGGGAGTTATCCCTATAATCTCGTCGTTCCACCAGACCTTTTCAGTCCTACTAAGCCCTATTAAAACATATTGTTTTAGTAAATTATATCGCCCTTGCCCACGGCGTTAAAGTGGGCAAACCTTATAAAAACACTCTGTAATAAGTTTTGTGGTAGCGAAATTATTTTCGCTTCCCAAAACTGGACATAACTTTTAATTACAAATAATAATGTGGTAGTTATAATAATAGGTTCTGTTATGTTCAGTTTTGGGGATTAGACAAAAGCAAGCACCTCATAGCTCCCTAAATACTCCACTTAATTAGGACACAACAATTTCAATTTTAACCCAAAATGCTTTTGCTAAACCCAATAATAACAATAATAAATAAGGAGATAAAATTGGCTGGAACTAAACAAGGCGGTAAGAAAACCGCCCAAACAAATCTAGCTCGCCACGGTAAAGACTTCTATTCTAAGATTGGCAAGAAAGGTGGAGCTAGTGGTAATACTGGTGGTTTCGCTTCTGATGTCATTGGCAAAGACGGTCTTACTGGTCGAGAACGAGCAAGTCGAGCTGGTAGAATTGGCGGTTTAAAGAGCAAACGAAATCGTAAAAAAGAAATCGAAGAGAACGAAGAAGAGTAATATAAATTTTAAATTATATATGGTAAAATAAGAGTATGAGCAAGTTAAACAAATTATACATTACAATTCAAATAATTCTAATCACGGCGATTTATTTTACAATCCCTAATTCACTTATCTTACAACTGGTGTTATGGGTAAACTTATTCTTCACAGTTTACACTCTGTCATTTGCTGAACTTACAGATGAAGAACTCAGAGAAGATGAAGAAATGCTTAAAACAATTCAGAGTGATGTTATTCACGAAATGATGAGATTGGACGCAGTTGTTGATGAGCTTGAAACACTCAAAAAGAAATCAGCAGCTAAAAAGACAACTAAAAAGACAACAAAGAAATAAGGTATAGATATGGTGGGGACTTTTACTTACATAGGCAAAGACAATCAACATTTAATTCAAGGTGAAATCTATAAAATAGATTTATTAGATGTCAGTAGAAATTGCTATGAGGGTAGAAGTCCAGTTTTAATTCGCAAGGCGAAAAATATCAAACGAAAAGAGCGTTGTTCCTTTTACCATAATTGTAATTATGGAATTGGAGTTATGGTAAAAGGCACGAACTACTCATATATCTATCGCACTTGGACTACCTTTTTAAAAGATTGGAGAGAGGATGATTGAACGAAATGAATATACAGTTATAAATATACCAGGGAAAATGCTTGGTATTAAAAATGGTAAGATGTGTTCAAAGGACGGTAAAAAGGTTATTGATAAACCAGAAATCCGCAAGTTTAAGAAATGGCTCACAGATTTTCTGATTGAGAACTACGGAGACTTAAAGTTTGAGGGTAAAGTATCAATCGGCTATCGATTTTATATGGAAGACAATCGCCGTATCGACTGCTCCAATATGCTCCAAGGAATTGAAGACTGTTTACAAAAAGCTGGTATTATTAAGGACGATAGCTGGCAATGGTGTTCAATTGCTTATGCTGAGGGTGAGCTTGCCAAGTCTAAAAAAGAAGTTCGAGCGGAGGTGATGATTATCGATGAACAATAAAGAAGTAGTAGATATATCTCACAATCTTAAACTTGATGAAATTCGCCATTATAAGGATACTGAGTATTGGACAACGATTGATATTTGGTTGTATCTGACTGGGGGCGACGCCACTATCATAGCACATAAAGATGTCGTCGACTTTTGCCGTGAACACGAGTGGACTTTCTTAAATACTAAACGATTATCTATTAAGCGTAATGGCAAAATCTATAATGGCTATGCTGTTAAACCAGATAATGGTATTAAACGTAAAACTAAAATCACTCGCACGCTCACGGTATCAACCACAGTGCGAGATTATGTTTTAGAACTCTTTAATGACTATGATTTATACTATGATTGGTGCTTGGAACAACACTTTGAACCCCTTTCAGAAACTAAGTTTAAGGAAGAAACTCGTATAATCTTTCATTAAACTATTGACTTTTTGAACGAGGTGTGCTATAATGTAATTAACATTGAAGAACAACAACAATAATAATCAATTATAACCAGTTATTCTTTGATGTAGTAAAGTCAACCAATTAAAGCCAAAAGGAGAATTATATTATGGCACTATTTCAAATGACAGAACGATTATCAAACCCAAGCCAACGCAACTATAAGTGGCGAGCAGGAGCTATTTTGGACGGTAAAGAAGCAAACTTTGCTGACCGAATGGTTTACTACGACAAAGAGAAACAAGTTGAGCTAACAACTAAGCCTTTTGAGTTCGCAGTTCTTGGTATCTCATTTCATATCACTGGAACAAATACTGAGAAACAAGGTCGAAAGGTAAACTATGTAAGTTATTTCTCAACCGAAGTAAATTATGTTGGCAACTGGAAAGAAACAGTTAACACACCAATTACAGTTCGAAATAAAAACGGTGTAGTTGCTGAAAACACTACAATCAAGCGAGCTTTGGAAGAATTACCTAATGCTAAAATGGGTATTCGCTTGTATATCTGGAATTATGAAACTAATCAAATTGAAAGTATATTAACAAAAGGAACATCAGCTGGTGTTGTCCGAGATATTCTCTTCCAAAATGACCAATACAAAGGTTATCCAATCAATGAGAATGTCTGGAAAATCTCTAGTGAAGAAAGAGCTACAGCTGGCTCATCAGTATTCTTTAAACCAGTATTCACACCAGTGCGTAATATTGATGAAACTGGTAAAGATAAAGCACTTGTTGACCCAGCTCACAACATTCAATACTATCTTAATGAAGTAGCTAAATCAGTTGTGAATGCTATCAATGACGGTAAGGAAAAAGAAAAACTTCAAGAATATTTGGACAAAGAGCCAAGTATGCCAGATACCACTGAAGTATCGGGTGAAGAAGTAGACTTGAGCGATATTCCTTTCTAGTTAGTTGTAAATAGAACTTTAAAATCACTACACTAAAGGGGGAGGTAAAGGGTTTTTATTTATTTCATTCGTTCTATCTCTTTACTTAGTGAACACGCTGGACTTAATTCACAGTATAGTTATGGTTATGTTTATTATTGTTTTTGTTGTTAAGCTTGTCTTATACTTGTCCTTGGCGTAGGTGTTCCCCCCTTTTGTGTAGTGATTAGTTCATTACACAACTCAAAAAATCATCTATTTATCTGTTTTAAAAAAGCAACCCTTAATTGGGCTGCTTTTTTATTTGTTAGATTTTTAGGTTTCTCAATCGTTCAGCTTGTTCCTTATCAAGTAGTAGCATTCCATTTCCGACTTGAACATCAAATCGTTTCTTTAATGCTCTTGCTCCAGATATATCTCCGTCGTTCTTCATTTTCTCCATTCGGTCAATCGCTCGCATAGTTGCGTAGTCTGAACCGAAACTTTGAAGTTTTCGTGTATCTTTATCTGTGCCAGTAAGATGTTGAATGTATGATTGAGCATAACCAGCTGTTTCATCAAGTCGCTTATTTCCATAAGCTTGTTTACCCTTGTTGTCTTTCTGCCAGTCATTCGGAACCATTACAATATCACCAAGCTCTCGGATAACCTGTTTGTTATTAAGCACAAGGTAAGGAGTATATTCTTCAGTCAAACTCATTACCACTGGTGAGAAATAGTTCTCCATATATTCTTTTTTGAGCTTATCAATTTCAGCATAATCAGCTTTACCAAGTTTCGATTTACGGTTGTAAATCTCTTGAATTTTGTTCTGATACTCTTGGAACTTCTGTTTGAGCGTTTGATTTGAACCCTCAATCTTCTGCTTTTTAATGTCCTTAATTTGACCTAACATCTTATAATACGAACCTTGAAGCTCATTCTTAGCATTATCATATAAGAAGTCTGCTGACGGTTTCTCTGGTAAGTTCATACCAAGATACCTTTTAACCGCTTTATCTCGTGCTGAGTAGTAAGCAGTCTTTTCAGCTTCGTCCAAATCTTCATCGCTATCGAGTAGAGCTTGATTTTTAGGCAACATCAGATTGATAATCTGTTTTTCTTTCTTGTTATCCCAAACAAAGTATTTATTACCAGCGAATTGGTTCATATAGTTGCGTAGTTGACTTTCAATTTCTGAACCAAACTTATCTGAGATTTCTTGTCGTTCTTTAGTTAGCTCATTGATTGCTTCATCGCCAAGACCTTTCTTTTTAGCCTCTCGGATTTCTTTATCTTTCTGTTCTAACTGTTCAAGCACTTTCTCTTTTCGCTTTTCAAGGTCGTTAATTGTATCACGGAACATTGAGTTAACATAGTCATATTTCGCACCCTTTTCACCGTCCGCACCAACATCACGAGCAAAGGTTCGTTTAAATTGTTGTCCAAGTGAATAACCACCTTTATCTTCTGGTGCAGCGTTAGGGTCAACAATTCCACTTAGGAAGTTTAAGATGTTATCAAAGTTTGTGCCAAATATCATTTTACCACCAGTATATATCTGACGACTTAATAGATTGCCGTCTTTAGTTTTACCGTCGATACCAAGTTTCTTCTCAAGCACTTTACCGATACCTTGATATGTATCACCACCAAAGTAAAGGCTTTTACCAGTCGCCATTTCATATATCGACTTACCAACATCTGGCACGACTGATGAACCAATTCGACCAGCTGTTCGAGCAATTTCTTCAAATGGATTATTTTGGTCAAACCGCATATCCATTACTGGTGAGAAATCAATTGTTGTAAATGGTGTTGCTGCCTTGAGTAGTCCACCTAGATAATCGTTAGCGTTCTTATAACGACCACTTGCGATACCCTCAATTGTTCCAAACAAACCTTGCAATTCTTGTGGAAGTGGTAGGAACGCCACTTTACCTTTACCAAGAACTAAAACAATATTACTTTCCTTAACAAAAGGTGGAATATTATTATATGTATCTCGGTTTTCGTCCTTAAGGTTGTTGTTCAAGATTGCTAATGCTGGAGCAACTGCATACATCATAATGTTTGTAGCAACTCCTAATGGGTCTTGTTGTATCATCAAACGCAATGACCTTGAACCAGAAAATGTAGCATTAAGATATGAAGTTCCACGGCTCAAAGATTGTAAGTTTGTTCGCATAGCACGGAAGTCAGTTGTTGTATTTCGTCCTAAGAACTCCGCTTTAGCCATTGCGGCGTCAAAGTCTAGCCCTTTATCAACTGCCATATTTAGTCCAGCTGCCGTATTTGCGAAACGAGAAATCTTTTCAACGCTATCGTTCATCTTTGTTAGCCCCTCATAACCAAGGTCTAACACTTGTTTAACTTTACCCTTGGTTAGTTTCTCCATAGTCTTATTGTTTAAGAAACCACTATGAGAACCGAATTGGTGAAAGAATGTATCATTAGCGATACTTCCTAACTGTAAAGCACCTCTTCGGGCAGTTTCATAATCAACACCAAAAACTTCCATAAGTTTAGCTGTCATTGCCTCTGGGTTTTTCAACATATCACCATTGAATACGCCACCTCGAACACCACTGCGTCCTTTGAAAGCATTCATTAGTCCCTCTAGTACACCATAGCTTTCTCCACCAGACATAATTGTTGAGTGGATACTATCTCGCACAGCGTTCCTTGCTGCAGCGATTGGCGGCATAGATGTAGTATTGAACCTAAACCAAGATGAAATAGTATTAGCAACACCCCAAGCATATTTCTTGAAGCCCTCTAATTCTTGCTTATTATAAGTTTCATTGAGATATTTTTGAAGAATTGCTTTAGTTGCTGGGTCATCAGTCGTATATTCACTATTACCAGCTCGCACCTTATCAATATCGTCATTAAAGGCTTCACCCTCAATATCTTGTCGAGCTTGTCGAACTTCTTCGTGCTTATTTGCTTTTTCATCACCAAGTAGGTCATAAAATTCTGCACGGTCTTTCGTTTCACTCTGAATTGTCTTTTTAAGGTTCTCTAATGTTTCAGTGTCTTTATAAGCATTGATAATTGTATCACCGTGTTCACGGACTAATCTCTTAGTCTTTTGAATATCTTTACGAGCTTCTTTTAGCACATCGTTTCGGTGGCGATAGAGCTGTTCGATTTCATTCTGGTGAGTAATTAAATCTTCACCACTCCATTTACCAATGTTCTGCTCTAGTTCACTTTGGAATTTCTCAATCGACTTGTCAATATTATCAAGTTGTGATTTATAATCATCAGCCTTAACACCTTTAGCCTCAATTGATTTCTTGACCGCTTCGAGCTTCTTATCACGCTTAGCAGTAGCACTATCGAGTTCTTTTTGTGTTTTAGCGATAACTTCATCATTATTTTTAGCAACTTCTACTAATTGTTTGTGTCGAAGTTCAAGTGTCTTACGAGTTTCCTCAATTAAAGTATGTGAGATAATATGTTCCATACCAGCTTTAAGCTCGTTGCTATCATTGAACATATTTTTAACAGTTTCTGGAAGTTTACCGTCAAAGATTGTTTCTGATAGCTGTTTCATTACTTTGAGATTTTCTTTAGCACTTAGCTCACCAGTTCGAAGTATCTCACCAATGTCTCGTGCAACACCTAGTCGAACATTTGTGATTTCGTGATAATTATCTAGTTCATTAGCAATATCATCTTGTAGTTTTTGAACTTTATTAAGGCTGGTGTCTAAATCTCGAACTGCCGTATCAAGCTTAGCATACTCACGAACATTACGTGTCATTACACCTTGATTGCGTATATCAACTCGACCTTTTTTGATAAGCTCTTCAGTCTTGAAGTTCTCAATCCTGTCTTTAAGGTTAAGAGCTTTCTTCATATCAGCTTTATCACCAGTTTTATTCGCTTCGTTCATTGCTTCAACATACTGGTTTTGAACAGCGTTCATATGCTTTGGCATTTCGACATCAAACATCTTGTTCATATCGTCAGCAAGTTTTACTGCTCCAGCTGGGGCATTCTTTACTGAGATACTGCGAAGTGTTTCGCTTGCCATTTGGTCGATAAGGTCTGGGTTATTTGCCATTTCGTCATATGCCGTTTTAGCAGAGAAACCTTGCTCCATTCGGCGATTGACATATTTATTCGCAAATAAATCTTGAGCAAGGGTCATTGTCGCCATAATATTAGCTGGGTCTTGCATATTATATTCTTTAGTTGCAAGGTCAACATCGTGTCGAACATTACTAATATCTTCATCATCTAGTCTTGCCGAAACACTATTATCACGATATTTACCAGTCTTATCTGGGTTGATTTCACGATAAGTTGCGTTTGGTTTTAGTGGGTTGTATTTCTCATTTGCAACATCAATATTCTTAACCCCAACAGTGTCCATATCTTTCAATAAATCGGACATCGCTCGAACCCTATCAAGCTCCATATGTCGAACTGCTGAGTTGAGTAATTGCATATAAGCCGCAGCTGGGTCAAGTTTAACTAGATTTGTGTCAGTTGGTTCACCCCCTTTAGCGTTGTGGTTCATTTTACCAGTGCTTAACGAAACATTATTGTTCTCGATATATTTACCAGTATTTAAATCTATATAGCCTTTAGACATATAGCCTTTAAAGTTTCCGTTGGCGTCGACTGTATCCAAGAAACCTTTTGGTCGGATACCTAAATCTTCAAACGCTTTAGTAGCACCACGGAAAGCTTCGTGGAATGTATCAACGAGTTCAGCTTTAGCTTCATAATTCTTGATTGAGTTAACGCTATCTTGGAGGTCGTGGAACTTATTCATTTCAGAAGTTGAAACTTTTTCACCATTCTTAGCTTTGTTTTCAATCTGACCTTTCAACTGTTTGTATTCAGAGATTTTACCAAGCTCTTCGATAGCATCATTATCAAGGAATTTAACCCCAATCTTCTTACCGTTAAGGTCTTTGATTTCCATATCTTTACCAGATAGAATATTGTATCCAGCTTTCTGTGCCTTTTCGGCAAAGTTTTCAAGTGGGTTGACTACATTGTTCTTTTTGAAAGCTTGTTCGAGGTCATTTGTTGCTGCACCACGAAGATTGTTGCTATCTAGTTGAGCTTTCTGAGCCATAGTATGAAGCTCATCACCCTCTTTCAATCCCTCAGATAAAACCTTAGTCATAGCCATATCAGCTTGTTGGACAGCTGTGCCACGAGCTTTAACATCGTGTTTTTGTTTCCAGTCAGTTTCATCAATCTTCAATTTGACTTTGTTATAGGCTTGACGGGTAGCGTCGCTCGCTTTTTCCCAAGCTTTAGTTGCTTTAAGAGCTTTGCCACCACCACGGAGAATTGGTGCGAGGTTTCCTAAACCGATAATATTTTCAATAACATTTTTATCACCAAATTGGAAAGCTTCTCCCATTTGTTTAGCATACTTATCAACATCACTAGCGAAATATGAATAGTCATCATTCTTTTTACCAGTTTGCATTTCGTGCAATTTGTTGATAATGTTTGCTCGTGGAATTTCAGTTATTGCGTCCTCGGCAATATAGACTGGTATTTTAGCAAGTTGTCCGAGTGGAGTTTTGCCAAATTCTGCTGCTTTAGCTGTAGCACCAGCAATCTTTTCAGCACCAACTACATTCTTAGTTGCGTCGATAACTTTACCAGCGTGATTACTGAAAGTTCCAATGTCTTTAATTTTGTTTGTGCCAGACATTACATTACCAGTAAATTCTATTCCTTTACCGATAGTATTTGTTGCCCCCATTGCTTTAACACCAAGGTTGGTTATACCGTTAACAACCTTTGGACTAGCACCAGCCATTTCCAATTTATCAGCCACATTTGCTAGCTTGCCAATGTTTTCAGCAGCGTTAGTAGCTTGTAATCCTCTACCAGCAGCACTAATTCCTTTTCCAATACCAGCTAAAGCTGAAGCGTCCCCAATGACACCAGCGATGCCACCAGCAAGGTTTCCACCAATCGTGCCGATATTCATTAAAGTATCTTTTCCAGAATAGAACCTTTCAGCAAATTTATCGGCGTCGCTTTTATCAACTAATCCCTCTCGTTGCTTGAATTTATTCCAGTTATCTTCATCGACTTTACCGCCAAGCATTCCAACGATAGCTCGACCAGCCGTATCACCGATAAGATTTCCAGTTCCTTTAGCTACTTGTGAAGCAATACTCATTCGGTCAAAACTATCGAGCATATTTCTACCAACCATTCCAGCTTTAGTAAAAAAGCCACCGTCGTTCCACAAACCCTCTTTTTCCAAAGTGCCTCGTGCAGCTTCTAACAATGTTTTGTTTGTTTCAATATCTTTATCATTAGCAAGGTTAATAAAATCATCTGGATTTTTACCACTCTCTTTGAGCTTATCCCTTAACTCGTTGACAATCCTTTCTCGTTCTTGATTATTAACACCTTGTGCAAAACCTTTAAGATAAACAGTCTTTCCGTCAGCGTCGACATCACCAGCGAACTTTTTGACATCTTCTGGGTTCATTTTATCAAGTGCTTCAGTGATATTTTTGGCTTGCTCTTTGAGTTGGTCAGCGTTTTTATCTTTACTATTTATAATAATATTTTTATTATTAAAGACATTTGACAGTTGTCCTAAGGCTTCATCATTTCCGACATTTTCTTTTTTAAAGATTTGTTTCCAGTCAGACTTTTTCTTTTTGAGATTTCCGAACTCAATCTCATCATCATCTTTAATATTTTCATCTTTAAGCTTATTAGCAAAGTTTAAACTATCTTTATATTTATCAGCAGTCAAATCCAAGCCACGCTCACTGTTCAAGCGATTAACTTCTTTCTGAATTGCCATATTGTATTGAGCTTCTTGTTCATAATTCTTTGCTGTAGCATTGAACATCTCTCGCAACTTATCAACATTTTGTGGAGCGAAGTCAACTTTACCAGCGACATTATTGTCGATATAATTTTTAAATTGTTTAAAGCTATCGCTCTTGATAAAGTTGTCTGTTCCAAAGACATTGATTTTACCGTCCTTATCGACATCAAATCGTGGACCCTCATTTGCTGCAAGTTCTGGGTCTCGCCCAAGCGAGGCAACCCCACTGTTATATACTTGACCGATACCCCAGCTTCCGTCTGAGTTTTGAACAACATCAGCGTCCCTTATTTTTGCACCATTATTTGTTAAATCAGTTTCACCCTCAGCTGGTTTAGCCCAGCCAAAGTTAGTTCCATTAGCTTTATTATATTCACCAATAAATTTATTTGCTTCTTCTGGTGTTTCATTATTGGTTAAAATAAGCGTTCCGTCTGCACCTATACCTGACATCTATACTCCTTTTTCTATTATTTATTACCTCCCCATATCCAAGATAGCCAAGGGATAGGGTCTTCATACTTACCGCCAGCTTTTGGTATTGCATTTGTTATAGGACCATTTCTGAACTCTTCTAATTGTGGAATAATATTCTCTTCTGGTTTATTAGATTGCGAAAGTTTATCCATTCTTTCTTTATATTTCAATGCCACGCTAGCCTCGTCATCATTAGCATATCGAACTCGTTGTCCAGCGGCTGTTGTTCCCTCACCTCGAACATTTCCCATACCACCCATTTTACGAGCCATTTCTTGTTGAGCGGCAGCTTGCTGTGCTGCGGCGGCTTGTCGTGCGGCAGCTTCAGCTCTGGCTTTATCTCGTTTTTGGCGAGCTTTATAAGCTTTTTGAGCTTCATCGGTTAGTCGTCTCTTTTCATTCTCTAATTCTGAACTTAAAGCATTTTGAGCAGCAGTGGTTCGAAACGCTGATACCAAGTTAGCTACAGCTGGTGAAGAATATCGACCAGTCATATAAGTGTCCCCTATTCCAGCTACATTTGTGCTTTGCTGTCCACCTCGTTCTGTGCCAATTGTATCGATATGATTTTTCTGAATATCGTTTAAGCTATTATTGGAGATTTGTGAAATTGTATCGCTAGCTTTATTCCAAGGGTCAGCCGCTTCAGCTCCCGTTGACTGTCCAGCAAAAATCCTATTAGCTGGATTGCTATTGGCGTAAAAGTTCATATCTACCCCAGCTGTTGGCATTGGTGTAGTTTGAATGCCTCCAATCTTTGGTGTTTCAGCTGGTGCTGGTGCTGTTCCAGTAGCTGGTGCTGGGGTTGCGTTAATTTCTTGACTTCCTAATATTTTCTCTTCCATATTACCTACTTCTTTAAGTCGCTATTAGCTTCCATAATAGCCTCATTAAGTTTATCAAAGGTTTGTTTATATTGCTGTCCTTTACCAATAATCTTGTCCATAGTCGTGAGATATGTTTGGTTAGCCTTAGCGACATTTGGCATATAAGTCTGAGCGTCATATTTTATTTGCCCAGTGCTTGGTAGGTTTGAAAACAATAAACCACCTGCGTTTGCTGCGACTGCCATTTGGTCGTGAGCAATATTGCGTTGTTGGTTGAGCTGATTGATTTGATTATCACGAGCAATCCCTTGCTCTTTCTCAACATTGTTGATTAAATCTCGTATGCTGTCATTCATCTTTTTATTTTCCTATTTATATTATAACATTTTAGCTTAGCCGTTTCCACATAAAAACAGTTTGATAAGTGGGGTCTGTATCAGTTTTGGAAACGATTTGAGCGTTCTCAATTTTCTCCCAAGTGCTATCATTCCAGTTCATTAGTATTGCTGGGCTACGGCTATCGTTCTCGTTCATATAGATTGAGCCAACTGGGTAGCAACTCTTTAAGGCTTCAATTCGCACTGTATCTTGTAGCACGATTTTACCTTTTTCATTATCAATTTTAATGTAGTCGTCCCCTTTGAATGGATTAGCTGGTGGAGCGACTACACCGTCAACGGTGCTGGATACTAGCTTATATAAATCACCGTCCAGTTCATACATTCCCATTCCAAACTGTTGACCGTCTGGTTGTAAGCCAATTACAATTGCTTTAGTGCCGTCAGTTGATAAAAACGATTTGCTATATTTTTCTTGTTCGACATTACTAAACAGACTATTCATTCGGTAAATAGTCTGTTGTTTAGTTGAGCCGAAAGCGTTTTGATTAAACATTAGTCAGCCTCCACATTCTGGGTTTCCATTGCTAGCCCGTTCAAACCAATATGGTCTTTATAAGCATAGCCCTTAATTCTTAATTGTCCAACATAACACCTTGCGTGTAATCCAATATTCACCATTGTTGAACCACTGTTATTCTCATTATAGAATAAGTCAGTGTCATTATCTGGATTATCTTTTTGTTTAAAGATTGTTTTAGTCCAGACACTTGGATTGTCATTATGGTTTTGGTCAAAGCCAACTCGCCAAGTAGTTGAACTCATTTTTGAAAAGTGAGCCATAATTTTATGAACAATCATTAAACCAGTTGTATCTGGTGAGTGAACATATTGTGTTTGATATTCACAAGGGATTACACAGTCGAAGTCGCCAGTTGAAGAACCCTCATTGAGTTCCATAAAACAAAGATATTGACTATGTGAAGCCCACAAACGGTCAGATTTCTGTTCTGTATAAATACGATAGATATAGCGTTGAGTATCTATAATCCAAGGTGATGTCGTATGTGTGCCAGAAATATCGAAAATCAATTGATAATCATTAACTTGAAGATGTATTCTTTGGTTATGAGCATACATATAACGATGTGATTTTTCTGGAATATCTCTAATCAAATTATCAATTAGGTTCGAGTTAGCAGTTGCGTCCGCACCAGAAAATCGCCTAAATCCCTCAGCCTTGTTAAAGAAGTAAACGCTACCGTTATACATTACCATATCGGTGCGTTCAGCTACACCGATAGCATTACTAAATGTATCTTGTTGGTTTGAAGAGTTGCCACTCTTTGTGCCGCTAAATTCAAAGCCTAATGGTGAAGTAAAGATACTCATACCGTCTTCACGCCAAATTGCTACAGAGTTTTCAGTGTATTTGATAATACCAGTAATTGGTGTAGTTCGGCTATCGTAGGTTGCGATGTTTGGTGAATAGAACCTATCGTGGAAATCCATATATTTCGCACCAGTTCGGTTAATCATTGATACACAAACAAGGTTCGGACTATCTGGGAAGTTTGCCAGATAGATACGGTTATTAATTAATTCAATATATTTAGCACCCTCTGGGGCTTTGAGATTTTCATCAACTTCTGGATTAGCCGTGTGAATAGTCCAATCTCGGACATTGATATATTTCAATCTTGATACACCGTCAACATATAAAATTCTTCCGTCAGCTAGCACACCAGAAAATACTTTAGCTTCTTGTGGAATTACACCACCGTCAATAAAGTCAATATCATTATTCTTCAAATTGAAACGACCGATTTTTTTAGTTGCTCCATTATCTGCTACGAAGATTAGATATGGAACATCTTTAACAATCACTTCAATTAAATCACCAAAGAACTTCCAATCATTAGTCATTACACCCATTACTGGAATAAGTGAAGTATTCTGCCAGTTGAGCTTGCTTTCTTTGAGTGCTTCATTGAGCCGTGGAATTACCGTGATTGCTTTTTCACCAGCGAAACCTTTCGCTCCAATCTCAATTGGTCGAGATACTGGGACATAATATTCTTCATCAAATTCATCAATCACTTCAAAGCGAACAGTATAATCACCTTTCACTCCACCAATCAAACGATAGGAATAATTAGCATATTCATAGCCAACCCTTGATAGGTCGACGAAAGCGGTGCTTTTCGGTTTGACATCTTCACCTTGATAATAATGAATAAGTAGTGTTCCAGTCGCACTGTTTCGGTTTCGCAACCTTACGCTACCACCAACAATTAGTTTATCCGAATGAGCTTTAAACCTCACTTGAGTATTGATGTCAAGTGATAAATCCCCCTCAACTTGTTCAGGTTTAATATCAGTAAAGACTGTTCCATAATCGTTAAGAAACTTCGTGCCAGCACGGGACACTAGACTTGCTCCTTGCTCATTGTATTTTTCATTAGCAAATCGCCAGTTAGCCATATAAGGGCTAGTGGTGCGAGCTGATTGAAAGTCTGAAGCAACTGTGCTTAATCCACGAAACTCCACAAACTGGGAAGTTTCTTTAACACGCCGACCACGCCTTGATTGCCAAGAGTTGGTGCGTGCGTAGATATGTGGATAATTTCGATACCAGCGTTCCTTTGTGTTTGAACCTTTTCGTGCCATTACCAGCTCCTTTTAATTGTGAAGTCGCTATGGTCTTGTGCCAAGTTGTTTTTAAGCTCGTAGATTTCTTTATCAATATTCTCGTATTCTGCCACGGCTCGTGTATCATCAACATTATAGCGGTGATAATTTACTCGGACAAGTTTAAGCAGTAAATTCATTAAAATCAAATTGACTGGTAGCACCTCATCAATGTTTTCTAGCTTATAGCGTTTTGGAATGAACTCATAAGTGATATGAGCAATTGTGCCACTTGGTAGTGGTTTCTGTGTTTTAAGAAATGTTCCGTTCAAATTCTTAGTGATTGTGAAAGCGTTATCACACATACAAACACAATCCTCACAAGGTGAGCAAGGTTTATGAACAATCGCTTTAAAGAACTGATTATTAAGATATGTCAAAGGTAGTGAACATTCTTCACAAGTTTCATCAGATGTTAAGTAGATTTCACGGAGACGGAGAATGTCACCAACACTATCATCATCTAATCGCCACTGGGTCGCACGCTGTCCGCTTTCGGTGTAGTCAGCAAGTTCAATGCTATCTTCTAAATTGAATGGTGAGAAATGGTTTAGCTGGTTAGCGAGTTCTCGAAGTGCTGTATTAAGCCAACTAATAATCAATTTTGTAGGATAAGTGTGCGTATCATCACCGATGTCATCTCGCACTTCATCAATAAATTCTCTAACAGTTATTTGTGCCATATACACTCCTTTTCGCTTTCTTATAATTCTTGCCAACTATGTGTCGTTCATTGCGAACATTTCCCACACCGTCTAATCTGAAATTCTTGCCAAAAATGTATTCATAGAATTTCGTCGTCATAAGCCTATACTGATTTCTGCGTTCGTTATAGTATAGCCCAACACTTTCTTTCTTGACTACACCAGATGTGTCGAAGAAGATTGGTTGTAAAATCTTTTTAATGTAAATCTTATACCACTTGTCGATTGCTCGCTTGCGTGGTTTAAGAAAGATAGGCTTATAACATAAAATTCCATTTCCGTCGATAAACGGAAACAGAACTGGTATATTGAAATATTCGACCTTTTGAACAATTATCTCTTTTGGTGAAAATTGCATTAGCGAACTTTCAACCGTAGTCGTTTCAGTCGCTTCACCAATTCTGTTTTTACAATTCATATTTTACCGTTTATTCCTTTTGTTTAATATACAATTATGCGTTGCTTATCTAGGACGCTAAATAGTTTTTGTTTTGTTTGTTCGGTTGTTGGAACACCGTTTGAACCTAGGTAATATGTTCGTCCGACAAGGTATTCGTGGCGGTCATCTGGAAGTCGAACGACCCCAGCGGTCGCAATCATATAACTTTGGTTATCGATGATATTTGTTCCAATAATCAGGAACTGTGCCTCGTGTCCATCTTTGCTGGCGAGTTCTGGCACGCCGTTATGATTGACATAAGCACCAACTACTCCACCAGTAGGAACGGCAAAGTTTGTTCCAACCTTATCGAGTGTGGCTACATTGTTTTTATCTGCCATTGTCATATCACTCATCGATAGCTTACGAGTTGTCCAGTTTTCACAACCTGTGCTATCGTATTCTGGTTCAAGAACGAGTAGATAAGCGTTATTAGCACTCAATGACCCGTTATATTCTGGTATTTCTGCTGGATACATTATCTTTCTCCCACTTGATATTGATTTTTATATTCATCTGTTCCACAACTGAACACACCTGCTCCCATATTAACTGGGGCTTTACCTTGATTGATTGTGCGGATTTCTTTATCAAAGTTTCCACCTACACAATCGTAGATACGGATTGTGCCGTCATCTCGGTTTGTAGTTTTAAAAGTTTTACTTCCACAATCATAAACCGCTTTTGGTCGCACGCTTGGTGGTAAATCATTAACGATTTTGATACCGCCGTAGATGTCATCATCAAGCACTTTACCGTCATTGTAATAACGGAGCAATTCAAAGCCAATTTGAGCATTCAAATCACCATTCGGAGCAATCACACCCTCTTTGTAGAAGTTATGACCTTGTGAAACAGTTCGTGTAAATGAAGTTCTCGCACCAAAGCTAATGTCCCATACTTTAGTCAATCCACCGTTAGTGTCAATTGACCAGATGTGTAGGGTGAATGGTGTATCATAATTACCAACAGCGTTATACTGATAATTACTCCATACTGGTTCAGAAACAACATACTTAATTGAGTTGTCAGCTTGAACTTCGGTATGAACTTTTACACGAAGATTAAAATGTCCGTCTCCAACTTTAATTTTTTGTCCGTCCATCAATGTGTAAAAACCGTTATCAACGAAGAGCGTCGCATACTCTCCGTTGATTTCAGTTCGCATAGAGATGTCATCATTTAGGGCTGTTCGTGAATAAGCTTCAATTCTTGCCATAAATTAAACCTCCTACGCCACGATGATGTCATTACATTCATCAACTTGTGGATTGTGTGTAAAGATACCATTTTGTCGGTCTGGAACCCATTTGCCGTTTTCTTGTTTAGCGTGAGTTTCGTTGATATTACCCCAAGCTGGGTGGAACTTATCTTTATTAGCACCAGCTGGAAGTTCGATAGTATCCCATTTCACTATACCATCTCGTGCGGTCAATGTTGCTAGTCCATTTTCTGGAGCTGGTAGGTATCGTGGACAACCATTTTCGGTAAAGACCATTACACCTTTAGCAGTTTCATTTGGTTGAAGAATTTGTTCTTGAGTTTTCCAACCTTTCCAGAAATCTTCACCTTTTTGTTTGAACAAGAAAGCACAACCCTCTTTAAGTTCTTGGGTATCAGCACCACTAGTGTTGCCAACATTTCCAAGGTCTTCGAGGCGACCATATGGAAGAAGTTGTTTAATATGAACTTTCTGGGTTTCACCGTGTTCATTCACATATGTCACATTTCCTTGACCATCTGATGTAAGGTTAGTCAATGTTTCCCATTGTTTAACACCGTCTTTAATATCAAGTTTAGCTGAACAGCCGTCGATATTAAAGATGTAGCTTCCTTTTTTGTTTTGAAGTTCAGCGATTGTAAAATTACAATCACAGTTCGCAAGATAACCACGAGCTGGTTTAGCTGTGCTTTCGCTACAACCACAATTACAGCCACGGTTATAATTCAATGCGTTATTATTGTTTGAGCATTCACTACAATTTGCCATTTAATTTCTCCATTATTCTATTGTTAAAGCGATTGGTTTCTTAATACCAGTTTCAAGAGTTTGAGCCTCTTTCTTTGGTTTAAGAACACTTAAGTCTGTATGGATATTTGTGATATTCGACTTTACTTCGTGCTGGTTGCGTGAAGATACCACAAGTGAGATTTTAGTTCCCTCTCGGTAGATAAAGAACTGGAAGTCTGCTGGAACTGTGCCAGCTAGCTCAACGAGCTGACTATTATTATCGATAGCAAAGTCGTTGTCTGAAACTGTCAATGAAATTTTAGCATAAACAGTTGATGTAGCTCCCTCACTTTCGAGCGAGATAATACTTTCAAAAGTATTCTTACCATTAGCAGCGCCGTTAAATGAAACCAATTCTTTAAAGCGATTTGTTTCAATATCTGTTTTAGTTTTTGCAATTTCTTCTTTTTGTTTGATTGGTTTAACTTCACCGTCAAGCGTTGAGAATGAAACATCACCAGTTGGTGTAATCAAAATCCTGTTTGGAGCAAAGGTTGTCTTTGGCTCAGTGATTGTTTCAAACTGTGGCAAAGCACCAGTTGTTCCGTCCAATACTCGCCAGTTAGCAGTATTAAATTCACCCTTGATGTCTTGAAGAGCTTGATACAGTTTGCCGTCGTGAACGACAATATCACCCTCTTTATAATCAGCTTCTGGATTATGATTTTTGATTGCGTTTTGTTTTTCTTCTTTTAGCTTTTTGATTAAGTCTTTTGCTTGTTTGTCTGTTTTAATCTCGGTCATAATACCGAACACATCAAAGAAGAATGTTCGTCCATTTTTAGGGTCAACAACTAGTGTGTTAACATATTTGACACAAGTGTTGTCTGGGTCAAAGTCGACAATCGTTTCAGCAGTCAATACTGGAACGCTAGCCATTTGATAAGTTGGACAGTAGCCGTGAGCTTGAACGCCATTGTTTTCTTTTACACAACTACAAGCCTTTTTACATTGGCAAGGTTTGTTGCAGTTGCAAGGTTTTTTGCACTCACACTCTTCTACTTTGTATGCTCGTGGTCGGCATTTCATACAATTTGGATTTATTCCCATAGTTAAGCCCCCAATTCACTTTGAACTAATAGACCAAAGGTTGCGTATTGTCCAGCTGGATTAAATACATAACCCTTTTGTTTTGCAAAGTCATATACTACTAAACTCTTATATACGGCTTCATATTTGCTTGGGTCAAAATTATTTTTGAATAGGTTTCCACTTGAAAGCGTTGCCGTATTTCCATAACTATCAATATGAACCCATTGTTGAGTTTCTTCAACGAAAACATAATGATTAGGAAATGCTCGTGATTCACTCAATGTTTTAACATTTACATGTGGAATTACCACTGGTGGTGTTTTTTCACAGTTAGCTTTTGAAACTGGAATATAGACATCTTGTGGTTGAGCTGGGCATTCTACTGGGCAATCTTCCAATACACGGTTGCCAGTGTATTCATAAATACGATTGATACCGTCTTCTGAAATAGGTCGCATTATTTTTACCTCTTATTTTATTTTAGTTTTTCTATAAAAATAGCTTAACCCCTCAATCAGAGAAGTTAAGCTATTGTAAAGTTATTAACCAGCTACTGGTGCAGCAGCTTTTTCGCCACAGCAGAAGTTAAAGCTATCTAAGCTAAATGCTGGAACAGCTAATTTAATAACAAGAACTTTCTCTGGAAATACTGTTTTCATACCAGCATACCATAGTTGTGTAATTTTCTCTACCATATTGGCACAGTCGTTTCCACCAGTCTTGTAGATACCGCCGTCAATTGTGTGGTGAGCAAATGCGTCTCGTGAAGCAATTACTACATACATTGATTGGTCATCTTCTGAATATAGTGGGTGGAAGTTTTTGCCCTCTTTGTAGAAGTTTTGTCCGCTAGGGATGATGTTTAGTTTAACACCAGACAATTGTGCTGGAAGCACTTTTGGTGTAATCATACCGTGGTAAACTGAACCAAGTGCGATACCGCTTAATACATTACCAGTTGAATTGAAGAAACCAGATTGAGCAATAGCCATATCAATGTTCTGTGCCAATTCAGTTGTTCCAAATACTTCAAATGAACCTTTGAAGTTCGAAGTCATATATCGGTAAGCAGCGTTAACAGCAGCAATCTGTTGGTCGGCAGCAATTGTTGACAAGTCCCAGAAGTGTTTTGTCAATTTTCCAGCGAATGGAGCTTTAGCATTTACCAATCGTGGGTCAACTGTTGCTTGTTTTGTGGCAATACCGTCGCCAACAAGTTTGTTCCAAACATCAAGTGCGTAAACGAATTTTTGGTCTTCAACTGATTTTCGGAATTGCTCCATAAAATCAACTTCAGTCATAAATCGTTCAGTCACTAGACAATGTTGAGCCATAGCAGCATATCGTTTGCTTAGGCGGAACTCGTCTGGTTCAAATGTTGGAGCTTCACCACCACAAGGGATTGAACAAGCTAGTTCTAGTTGTCCACCACAAGTGATACCAGTTTTGTAAGTAAGATTGTCAACTGCAACATTGTCAAGTGGTTTAACATCTCGTCGTTTGTAGAAAGTCAAAACTTGTCCAAGAGCAATGTTCTTGTCGAATGTTCCGAAGTCAATAGCAGAGTTATCGAAGAATGTTGTATCCAAGAAGTTCTCATCAAGAGTTGGGTCTTCCAAGATACGGTCTTGGTAGATAGCTCGGATAAGTGGTTGAATTGTATCCATATCAATCACTTTCGACTTCATATCGTTTGTGTAATTATATTTATTAACAGCCATTTTATTTCCTTTTTAGTTTTATATTATTTTTGAATATAGCTTTATCCAAAAAGATACTAACCACAAAGGAGTAAAATTCTAAGAAACTCGTCCAGTCATAAGCACTTGCTTAGCTCGTGCGTAATCTGGGTGTGGACTGTTAGGATTACTGTTAGTAATTCGCACAACTTCCATAGCATTAGCCATAGTCATTTGACCCTCTGGCACTCGGTCATATTGAGGTGCTGGGGCAGTTGGTTGTGGATTGCTTGTTGGCATTCCACCATTCTTTAATTGTGCTTGTGAATTTACCATTTGAGCAAACTGTGAAAGTCGCTCACGGTTAATAATCCCATTTTCAACAATTGTAATCCCCATATTTACAGCTTGCTTCAAAATATCACCGTTTTCGATTTCACTCTTGATGAATGAATTTGTGCCAGCTACATCTCGTAAAATGTTTCGATTGATTTCATCAGCCATACTTTGTGGGTATGTTGGAGCAGATGTTTGCTGTGATGTTTGTTGAGCAAATTGCTCTGGGTTCGCTTGTTGAATAGCTTGGTCTGTTTTCTCAATTCTATCTTGCCAAACGAATGAAGAATTTTCTTTAGTTGCTTGTTTGTGTTCAGCCACCAATTTTCGCTTTTCTTCAATCTTGGAAATGAAGTCTGAAACTTTATCAGCTCCACCTTTAGAATTGATATACTTGTCAAGCTCTGCGTTCTCTTGCTGGAGTTTCGCTAACTCTTGGTCGCTTAACTGGTTTTCCGTGCCAGTCGATACTTCTGGTGCTGTGCCTTGTGCATTTGGAACTACACTTGGTTCAACTCCGTTTGTATCTGGAACAATATTAGTTGTATCCATTTATTTTACTCTCCTTTTGTAAAGGTTTAATCTTTTTTGTTCTGAGAGATGTCTATCTCTCTATTTATATTATACTACATACTATAAAATAAATATACAATAAAACAATAAAAAATACCCTTTTTATTTAAGGGTATTTTATAACGCGAAAAATATTATTTTTTCTTAGTGAGTTTTGCCATAGCAATGATACCAGCTCCACCAGCTGACAATGCTCCAACGATACCACCAGTCATACCAGCTTGTGTATAACCGATACCGTATGAGGCAATCACAGCTGAACCGATAAGTAGCAAATCACCAAAGATGTAAATTCCTAATCGAACTGGTTTTGGAATTAGTTCTTTAAGTTCATTGAATTGTTCATCTTCGTTCAAAGCTTCAATTGCTTTAACTGCTTCTTGTTTGCTGTCTTCTAACACTTTTAGTTCCTCCTTTGTAAATGGTCGTTCGTTAATTTTTGGTAGTTCATTAGTTTTTTCTGCCACCTTTTCCTCCTTTATTTCTGGTTTAGGTTCTTCTTCAACTTCTGGTTTAGGTTCTTCAATTGGTTTAGGTTCTTCTTCAACTTCTGGTTTAGGTTGTTCAACAACTGGTGCTGGTGCTGATTGTGGAGCTGGAGCTGGAGCTGGTCGGTTTTCAACTCTTGTGCCAAAATCACCAGCTGGGATTTCAGTTGTAGGTGTTAGCTCAACCCAAACATCTACGCCACCACGGTTAACTTTAGCGAACCACATATTATCATTTTGAACAACTTCTTGGGCTACGAACGCACCCTCAATCTTTACGCTATCGCCAGTGTTAATGTCGCCACCAATTCGATAACCCTCATTATCAACTTTTACGAGCCAATCAGCTGGCACACCATTTTCTTCCCAAGTAAAGCCAACTGGACATAATTCATTTATTCGAACCTCTTTTCGACCGTCATTGATATGTGTTTCAACAACAGTAAATGTTTGGTTAAACTTGAAGTGTGAACCAACATTGATTACATCATCGATTGCTTCTGGTGCTGGTGCTGGTGCTGGTTGTGGTTTTCCAGTATATCTAAAGATTGTTAGATACTGAACATTGTTAATACCAGCTAGCCAGTCGTGATTGTCGATATGAATACCGTTATAACCGTATGAACAGTGAATAATATTATCGCTGTCGATAAATTCTCCAACGTGTCCATTAGCACCTGCTGTCTGCCCTTGTTTACCCCATAGGAATATATCTCCCCTTTGAGTTGGAATATAACCGTTTGCGTCCGCTTCAATTCTCTGGAAACCAAACTTTGGTAGGTCAACAAACAATGTTTCAGTATTACCAATTCGGAAACCTTGTGGTAAAATTCCAGCATAAATTAGAGAATAATATACTGATGAACTGCAATCAAAGGAGTTGGGACCATTCCTATTTATCATCGAGTAGCTGACTTTACCTTGCCGTTGTGCAAACCATTCAATCGCTTTATCCATTTTTCTTCCTTTCTTTTTTTAATCTATCTTTGATAACTTTATTTTCGTATTCTTCTCGCCAAGCCTCAATCAAATTATCTATGTATCCATTACCTCCTAACGCTTTATAATCTTCAAACGACCGTTCAATTTCGTCAATCTTTTCTGGTTGAGTATTTATCATTAGTAAGATTTCATTACGTTTACCATTTCTGGAATTGTTTTTTCCAATCTCACGGATTTCATCGACATCTTTTTTGACTTCAGCTATTTGTTCATTTACTCCTTGAAATTCCCCTTTGAGCATTTCTTTCAGACCATTTTTAAAGTGTTTGATTAGTGAGCCAATTCCGCCAATCAGTCCCACTAGTAGTGCCACAATTCCACTAATTTCACCTATTGTTATATGTTCCATTTTTGTGTTTATTTTATTATTTAATAATATAATCCTTTCTATTACTATTATACTTCATATCAAAAAAACAGTCTATATTTCAAGACTGATTTTTTGAGTAAATGAACAAAATAACAATTTTAATTTGGAGCAACGGAGTGGAATTGAACCACTGTAAAAGGTTTTGCAGACCTTTGTCTAAGCCACTCGACCACCGTTGCAAACACTAGGGGGAAGAAAAACGAATTAACATTAAAGGAGCGTTTAACTCAAAACCAAATGAAATGAAAATTTTCGTTAGTGCGAAAAGCAATAAAAAGTCTTAAAATAAACTGCGAAGATAGTAAAAACTTCCCCTTTATAATTATATCATATAAATAAAAAAAGAGATATAACATCTCTTTTAATCAAAAGTCCAAATTCGTAATTCCCATTCTTTCCAATGTTTCTTAAATACTTGAATTTGAGCATATCTGACTGAACTTTCATTAGCAACAAACCATAGGTCGTTATCGTTAAATCTAATCGCACGGATTAGAAATCTTTGGTTTTTCTTCAGAGGCATATATCTAAACTTATGCTTTTCGATTAGCATTGACCTTTCAAGTAAAACTTTACGAGCTGGACAAGAGTTTAAATGTGCTGGCGGTTCAATATATATTGTTCTCATTTTAATCACCTCGTTTCTATATTGAGTTGCCTACTACTATTATATCATAAAAAAAGCACCTATATTTCAAGGTGCTTTTGTTTTATTCTACTTTTTCGCCACGACCAGAATTTGGATTATAAGCTTGTCGTTCTCCGCCCTTAAAATAATCAGTTTGGAGTAAAGCTTTTTCAATGTTCGCAAGTGTCAATTCACCGTTAAAGGTTAGCGGAACTGATACACGAGAAATACTGAAATCAGCTGAGCTGTTGCCGTCGCCTTTAGCTTGTGTTTCCTTATATCGTGTTCGACCATTAGAATACCTTGTGATTGAGGCTGTTCCCTTATCTTGTCCGAAGATAATCTGAAAACTTTCTACTTCGTGCCAAGTCATCGGAACATCTCGGTCATCAAAAATCATTTTTACTATTGCCATTTTATTTTTCCTTTCTTTTTTATTTATAAACTATTAGAGATATATGCTCCAGAGCCATGATATTCATTATAACCAGTCGTTCCAGCGTATTGAACATCGCCATTTGGGAAGAACTTAAACACGCCATTGCCAACATTTGCGTAATTATTGATTAGTGTAATAGAGAGTGATGTTTCATATGCTGGGCGATATTTTTCTGGAATTATTCCGCTCATCAAGCCAGTTCCACGATTGCCGACATAAACTGTATGCCAATATACAACTTGACCAATTTTGAACACATTTATATTTTGACCCCAACCAACACCGAACGAATAAGCAATCGTGTCTGAGTTGAAGTTTGACAATTTCTTAGTATTTGCGTCAACTTTTGTTTTCAAATCTCGAACACCATTAGTGTTTGCGTCAACTGAAGCTGCCAAGCCTTGATATTTATTATCAACATATTCTTTATTAACATTTGGTCGCACGCTATTGATTTGACTTTCCACCCAACGCTTGTTAGCTACATCTTGCGGTTGAGTTGGGTCTGGAACATTAGCTACTCGTTGATTATTAACATTCAAGTTCTTATAGAATGTAGTATTATTATTATCAATACGGAACATATTCTGATTATTTGTTTTGTCCCAAACACCGAATGCCCCATTACCATCTGAAAAGAACTCGTATTTTTTACCTTGTGGGTGTGTCAAGAAAAGACTTGCTGAACCTGAGCCATTTCCAGGGGTAACTTCTAGCCCAGATAATGTTCGAGCTTTCGAGTTCAAATTACTCTCAGTTAAAATACCAGCTGGTAGAGTTGGGACTGCTGTTTTATCAGCTTTACCATTTTCTAGAGCTGTAATCTTATTTCTTAACTCTGTATCATTATAAGTAGGAGCAGAAGCATTATCACCTCTTTCACCACGCTCACCTCGTTCACCTCTCACCGAAGCCGTTTCAAAAACTTGATTATTAGTTAGAGTTATCCTTAGTCCATAGTTATTTGCGAGTTCGATGTTCTTGATACCAACACCTTGAATACCTTGGATACCGTCGTGTCCATTAGCTCCATTCTCGCCCTTATCACCTTTTTGTCCTTTAAGACTGGCAAGCCATTCTTCCTTAGTTCCAGTAAAGCCACTTTCACGAGCAATCTCATAAGCTGATTTACCATTCGCACCGTCAGTTCCCATTCGGAGTGTTTCCAATTTATTTTTTAAAGCAGTAGTGAAGTCATTACTTGATAGACCTTTACCATCTTCTTTACGAACAAAAGTATCTCTCTCTCGGTCATAATCAGCTTTCAAAACATATCCAGATAGGTCAGTATTTGTCGCACCAATCTTTTGTAATCGGTCACTGATTAAAGCATAAATCGCATAAGGCTCACTCGCTCCAACCAAATACATACTGTTGCCGTCATAAGGCTTTGGAACTTCTTGAAGAGTTTGATAAACACCTTTAAAGCGAGAAGTATTTACATTATCAATCAAACGATTGATTTCTTCCTTGCTATAAGTTTGGTTTGGTCTGAGAAAATTATTCTCATTAAAGCCTAAACCAGTTAGAGTAATCTGAACATCACCCTCTAAACCGTTAACACTATTCACACGGTTGCGTTGAGCATTAAATTCAATATCTTCTAACTTAGCTTTGTCTTCATTAGTAAAGTCGTTTGAACTCAAACCTTTACCAGCAATCTTGCTAACCTTATCACGGAATAATCGTTGAACACCCTCTTGGTGAATTGCTAACATTTCATCTTGGGCAAGATTATCACTTTTAAGTTTTCGAATATCATTAGCAGCCGCTTCAGTATCAAAGGTTTCAATCTTTTCAACTGCTCGTGCTAATTTTGGTGTATCAGAGATAACTGCTGTCGTGCCAGTTGATTGGTCAACAGCTAATAAGTCGCTACCACTTTTGACATCAAAGACTGGTGTTTTTTGTGGCTCGACACATTCACATTGCTGTCGTTTTAAACATTCTTCATTAACACACTTAGCCATTATTTATCTTCCTTTCTATCCATTTTAAATCCGTCATTCAAACCACGAACCATTGTTTGAAGATTTTTCACGCTGGTGGTGATTTGACCAAGCTTACTTATCGCAAGCTCGGTCTTACCAGCTGAAAGTGCGGTTTGAGCAGATGTTGTATGATTAACTACTTCATTGACTAACCAGTTCAAGATTTCTTTATCAGTGTTGCCTGCTCGCAACGCTCTCAACATTTCATCGTTATACATTCATATCTCCGTTCGTTATTGAACCAGCACTAGCTGGGTCAAGCCCCTCAGTATTAGGAACTGCCTCATCACCGATGTTCTTCAAGATTTTCGTTTCATTACTGTTATCCACCGTTGCTGGGTCTTGTTTATACTCTGGAACTTGTTGTTCCATACTGCCACCAGTAGTGTCATACGGATTATTTTGTGCCTCGGCTTGGGTCATATCACCATTCAAATAGTTTAGATAATCCTCAGTTGTTGGTGCTGTTTGTCCACTCTCAGCCATTTGCTGATTTTCAGCTTGGAACTGAGCTACATCTTCTGGTGTCATATAAGCGTTGAGCATATTGCTAATTCGTTCATTTGGATATTGGCTAACCACATCTTGTTCAAGCTGTAATTCCTTGGCGTGGTTTTGAGCTTGTAATTGTGCTGTGTCCAATGCTTGCTGATTGACTGGCATTGTTATCATACTCTTAATCTCAGCTCGTGTGAACAGATTGCCAAAGGCGATTGAAAGCATTTTTGGCACAAACACTTCTTGATTGATGTATTGATTATTCACACCGATGTTGAGTAGCTGGCTCGCCATTAAGGCTTTCTGCTGGCGTTCTTGTTCAATCTCAGATTTCAAGCGAACATTTAGCACAGCATCTAACGCTAACTTCTCAACTGGCACAGTTTCGAGTTCACCATCAAGCTGAACCTTAATCGTTTTTTCGCTGTTATATTTTACCAATAACAGATTCACTACTCGAATAATTTCCGCAAAGCCGATTTCCAAGTTGTGAATCAAAGCGTTATGTCCAGAAGCCACTGCTCCTTGGTTCGCTGAAACTTCCTTGGCACTGGCTCGGTCGCCAATCATCATTGCCATATCAATCTGTGAGTAAGCATTCATTGCCTCTTTAATGCGTTGTTCTCGTTCTTGAATACGGCTATCAAGGAATGATGGGTCATATTGTTTGTTCAAAAAACCAACTGTGCCGTCCATTCCAGACACACCAACACCAGAAATGTTCGCACTGGTGGTCAGTAGTGCCAAGTCGTATTCCGAACCGTATGGAGTCATTGTTCCAGCAATACTTTCATTATGTTTCTTCAAGCTCATAATCGAACAAAGCTCATCGAAGTCGTCCATATACATATCCAGTGGTGTAATTGGGTATGGATAATTTGGCACAATCTTGTATGGAATTTCAATGATTGGTGATTTAATCCGTTTAAGCATTTCAGTTGGAATTACTTCATAAGCCGTTTCGGTTTCAATCTTAGTTGCCACTTCGAGGTCTTTCTCAACCTTATCAATGATAAACTTACGGTTCACTACGGTAAATCTATCACCAGTAGTTAAGTCCCAAACATAGCTAATCTCAACATCTTCACCTTGATATTTTTGTTTAGCTTTACCCTCTGGCGTGAAAGCGTTCGAAGTATATTTCTCACCAGTATAACAGCTACTGATAATCTGGTTCATACTGCGAACTTCTTGCTCATTAAACATACTGCTCTTGATATTCGGATTATTCATCAAGTCTTGAATGTTTTTAGCTTGAAGTTGAGCGTCATTGATTGTCTTCATAAAGCCACGCTTAAACTCGACCTCTTTCTCAAGGTCTTGCCAAGAAATCATTTTATGAAAACCAATGTAGCGTGGTGATGTTCGGCGATAACGAATTGGGTCAAGAATAATATTGCCCAGCGAAATCAACTCGACTTCAATATCCTTGGTTTGTTTATTAAAGGTTGGGTAGTAATATGTCGCACCATACAACATCAACTCTCGCACCGAAGTATCTCGGAGCTTATCCAAGCCATACATATAATAAATCTGTTCATCAGCTAATGCTAACATCTGTTCCAGATTTGTATCCAACACTTGGGTTTTATCTAGGATTTGCATTTCAAATTGTCCAATCCCACCAGAAAGCTGGTTGACATTAGTTTCAACCGTTTTAAAGACAATATCGTTTTTACCGTCTGGGATTAACTCACCAGCACACTTGATACTGTCAATCGTTTCTTGTGAAACACCCCTTTGGAGTGCTTGTTTGACATCGAACTTTTGAGCCAAATCTCGATAAGTATTTCGACTAGGAATATGATTATATGCTGATTGATTACGGCTCGCTTGCTTAATCCGTGGAAGCAAAGCACGCTTACTTTCTTCAATCCATTGAAGCACATAACCATATTCCGCATTTGGGTCTATATAAGTCATTACTTAATCCTTTTTTTATTTTAATATTTGTGCACAGACATTAAAACTGTCCTACTTCTATTATACTATGTATAAAAGATTATTACCACCGTAGGTGGGGTCTGAAAGACATACTATTTTTAAGGATTAAATGCTATTTATTGGAGATTAAATATATTACTTTTCAATATTCTTAAACAGATTATCTGGCAAGGTTAATGCCCAATTTACCAGCCCCATTACAAGGTCATCGTGATATGGTGTGCCATCTGGCTTATTACCACAAGCTTGAGCTTTCCGACTACCGCCTTTTCCAACATAATTAAAGTGGAGCAACTCTTGGAGCGTTTCTTCATCTTTCGGCATATATTTCCCCAAATTCATTAGGCTCTTCAAGCGTTCAATTCCCTTGGCTTTACTTGACACAGTCATCTTCGTGCCGACTGCCTTATATGGATTATTGCGGTTATAGCGTTTAGGGTCGAAATAGAAATTACTATAACCACGATTACGAAGTAGCGTTATCAATAGCTCCCCTCGGTTATTCTCAACATTTATCCGTGCGGTATTATAATACTTTCCCAAAGCGTAAGCCAGCTCCGCTATATCCTCTGGCTCATTCTTCGATACATATACAGCTTGGTCTTCGAGGGTGATTTTATCCAGCACTCGCACCGAAGTATTGTCGGCTTCTTCCCCACCAAACGCTGGGTCAATCACCATTTCATACTTGCGACCAAGGATTGGCTTATTATAAATCGCAATATCCCATTCGCTACCATTAACAATCTTCCCCTCTGGGGTGTAAGTCGCATAACCGATTGGCTCAATCTTTTCTTTCTTCATTTCTTCGAGTAGCAACGATGTCGAGAAAACTGGGCTATCGCTGGAAACAAATGGCTCTTGCCAGTTGCTTGGGAACTCTTGTCGCATTGCCGAAAGGTCATTCCCTTTTTTCGTAATCAAATGATTACGATACCACGCTAACTTAGGTAAGCGAAGATGTTCTGGAATTTCCCATTTATCCATTTCTTTCAATATCTCTTGCTCATACTTAGTCAGTGTTTTAGCGAAGTCTTTGGAGGGTTTGCTAATATACTCTTCCATTAAGAACCAAGGTAGGAACAAAAACTCCATTTCTGGATTATTTTGTGCCTCAACAACACGGTCATAAAACTCGTTAATACCGTTCGCTGTTGAAACATAAACCAACATCGACAGCCCATTGTTCGGCACCGAAGAAACCGCACCTTTCTCAATTACTCCCACATTCTTATAAAACGCTACCTCATCGAGTATGATTGCTTGGGCTGTTCCACCACGACCACTCTCACCACTCATCGCCGTGTGATAACGCACTGTATTATTTCTCTTCTGTCCCTTAAAGCCGATACAACGAATTTTGCGTTCGCTCTTATTAAACTGAAAATCCCCAAAGAAAGTTGGGTGGAGCATTTCAATCATTGGCAACATCTTATCACTGGTGATTTCTTCCACAATACTACCAAGGTGGAGAAAGTGTTTCATATTGAGTGAGGCATACTCTTTATTATTAAACTTAATCAAGATATACAACTCCAAGGCTAAAAGCACGGTCGTATATCCCATTTGCCGTGCTTTCAAAATCACCAAAGTGATTGGTCTAGGTTTCGGAGCAAAGATATATTTCAACAACAGATTAGCAAAGATTGTCTGGGCTTTGTTCAGTCGTAGTGGCACAATCTTACCATTCTTATCATAAATACTTAAACACCTTTCACAAAAGTAGCCAAAATCACTTAACGCTCGGAGCGTCTCTTCCTTGGTGAGCGGTGGTCGCCGAATTGTATTCTTAACCAGCTTTGCCATAATGCTTAATCTTTCTGTTCATTATTGTTTAACTGTTTAGCACGACGTTCTCTTAATTCTGCTTCGCCGTGCTTCGCTCGACGCTCTCGAAGCTCTTTAAGTGTCATCTTCTTATTAGCTTCAGCTTTCTTTGGAGTGGTTGTAATCTTTTGTCGTGCTTTTCTAGCTTGCTCTTTCTTTTCTTTTTCAACATCAGCTTGAACAAGTTTGTCGACATAGCTATTAACCTCTTTAAAGAACGCATAGTTAACCAATCGCAATGAACGAGTGAACATCTGTTCAACCATTTGAGCTTGTTGCTCTCTGGTGAGATTTTGACTAAGTGGTGACCCCAGTGCTTGCTCAATCGACACCAGATAAGGTTCAATTGCTTTATCTGTTAATTCTTTTAGTTTATTAAGTGTAAATTCTTGTTTCATATAACTCCTTTCTTACTCAATTGGTTCAGCTTGCTCAAAGAGATATTCCACCTCCTTAGGTTTCGTAGCTAGGATTGTTTCAATATCTTGGGTCATAATAATGTGCTTACCAATTTCTGGAAAGATAAACACCTTATCTGAACCAGCGTTAGGTCGTTGTAAGAAGTCGAGAACCTTACATTTTTCAGCAAGCTCTTGAAGCTTTTGATTTTGGCGTAGCTCGTAAATCCGTTTATGTTCCCAATACAAACGATAAAAGCTTGGTGGTGTTGCTTCTGGGAATTCACGTTTTTGATATTCTTCCAATAGTAGTTGAACTTTCCGTTCTAGATAATATTTAGCATTGCCACAATTACAAGTGATTGCGATTATTTTTGTATCCATAATTAGTTCCTTTCTTGTTGTTAATTAGAGCTATGAGTTGAAGATTTCATCCCACATATCTTTATCGTCATCAGCTTGTTGGTTGAGTGCTAACTCAGCTTTCGCCAGTGCTTCTTTCATAGCTTGGAAAGTCTTAATCTGGGTATTGACCAAAGCCACATAATGACCAATTTTCATATTGGGGTCTTGGAGCAAGTTATCAATTAACTTCTCAGTATGTTGAAGTGATTTAGCAACCGCAATCACAGCTTGGTCAGCGAGGGAAATCGAGTTAGCTCGCATTCTGGCTTGGAGCATTAGTAGCACGCTATCAATTCGCTCACGATACTTGGCATTCGCCTCGACTTCTCTGAGCTGTTCAACTGTGGGGACAAATCCAAAGGCTTGTTTAAAACACTGCTCAGGTTGTAAATCACCAGAAAGCACCAGCTCAGCATAGGTCTGGATTTGGTCGTCAGTCGGCATATTTGTTTTCGCAAGTTGGTTCTTCATATATATATTATAACATTTTTGCGTAAATTAAAAAACCTTGGTGGCTCAAATGAACAGACCAAGGCGATGTAATTATATTATATACGCCTAAACAAGAAATATCAACTACCCTTTATAATTTTATTTTATACAGTCCAGAAAATCTACTACAAGGTAAATTTTATTTCACACCAACTATAATTTATACGCTAGGGCTCTTTTTTATTTTGTATCAGCCGTAATTTCTACTAAGGGGCAATTTTTATTACTCCTTTGTTTTTTATTTTATACCACCTATAAAATATAGTGAGACATAATACCCCCCCATTCACTCCAAAAAAGTCGTTCAGCGTAGCTGAAAGAATATGATATATGGTCTGGGGTCTCTGCCCCGTCGCATTTTTTAAAATGCCTTTAAAGCATTCTATTTATGCTTAAAGTTATCCACAGCTTTTTCCACATCCCCTTTTTTTTCTTGCTTTTTCTTTATTTTTTATTAAAAAAGTATTAAAAAAGTATTGATTTTTTTATTATGATATGCTATAATGGTATTACAATCAGATGATGAAGATTGTAAAAACACATTAAGCATATTAAAAAATCATTACCATAAAGCTTTTTGATATTAAGCGGGCGGGCTAAAAATTTGTATAGTAGTAGCTAAACGCCTTGATAAAATACGCTTAAAATTAAAAAAAGTATTAAAAAAGTATTGATTTTTTAAAATAAGTATGCTATAATGGTATTACAATCAAAAAGCAACGATTGTAAAAAATATTAAAGTAAAGTAAAGGTAAAGGTAAAGGTAAAGGTAAAGGTATAAAATGAATAAAAACGAAAAAAAAGCATTACAAGCACAGCTTGAAGATATTAAAGAATATGGTGTTATAAATACGGGTTATTATTGGGAAGTATTTGAAAAAACTAGGATACCCGCTATTATTTGGATTGCTTGAAGATGCTATAAACGACGGTTTGATTAGCAAAAATTTAAAAAATGGGGATTTGATGAATTACGCCCTAGATTTATATATTGAACAGATGGACCCTAAAAAAGAATATGATTTAAAACATTTTTCAGAATTTAACGATTGTTTTATGAACTACAGCACTTATACGGTAGTGCTTGAAGAATTAGAAAAAAATAATTAAATTAAACGGGGCGGATAAAAACGCCCCGCCATAAGGAGATAAATAAGATGAATTACTTTAACTTTTATTATAACAGTTGAAACAATCAACACCACGACAACATTTTTACCAGTGAAAATGAAAATGAAAATTTTAAAAAATTTATAAACTTCTTAAAAGATAATTGTGATTTTGAATGGGCGGATTATGGATTAAGTGAAAAAATAGTTTTTACTATACCAAAAAAACTTCAAGGTAAAAAGTTTTTTGGTAAAAAGCTAAAAGAATATGTAGTTTTTTCGCCAGACAATCAAGGTAGCTGGGGCGATTTCGATGTAAATAGCACGGTTTATACCGCTGATTGGAATGAAGCAGTTGAAAATGCTTACCACCATATAGAACAACTGATTGATTTAGAAAACGCTGAATGGGAATAAAAAAAGGGGGGCGACAAAAAAACGCCCCTTACCATATAAAAAATATAATTAACAGATAAGTAAAGGATTAAACACAATGAATAAGAAAACTACTTCGTCAAAAACACTAGCTAACCGTAAAAAAATGGCGGAAGAAAAAAAACCAAATGCTAAACTTAAGCAACAAATTAAAGAGCTTAAAAAAGAAATTTTAAAGAATAAAGTTCAAGCAGTAGCAGATTGGATTAAGGGGTTGATTTAAAAACCCCTTATGATAAAAAATATAATTAACAGATAAGTAAAGGATAAATAGATATGAATGAAGAATTATTAACAGATAAAAACATTTTAACTTATGAATATTTTACAGATAAATTATTAGATTATAAACCCGAAGAAGCATTTGTATTTTACAACCACGACAACGGTTATAGTATTAAAAGAGTATATTTTGATAACTTATATAAAAATACCGAAGAGATTGGCGATGAAAGAATTATAGCTGTTGATATAGATAAAGAAAATATTAAAAATAAAGCACGCAAGTATTTTAAAGATTTATATAAAGAAGCTGGATTAGAATATCGATTAGAAGCTGGATTAGAAGAATATATTAGAAGAATGGAATGGTAAAATTAAGGGGCGGGATAAATAACCGCCCTTACCCTTATACTTTTACATCATTATACTAGTAGCTAGATACATTGAACCTTTACTATTAAACCTTTACTATTGAAAATCGTTGCGAAATTCTTATAAGCTAGCTACTAGTGTTATGGTGTAAAGGGTTTTGATTGATTTTGCTTTGAACTACTTGAACAACACCACCGCCACCGCCGTGAGCGGCGTTTTTTTATATCACTATCACCACCATTGCTAGAAAAAATAAAAAAAATAAAAAAATCCGAAACCGAAAAGGCAAGCTAGCAGACGTCGTAAAATGCATATTGTGCGACATATAATATATATATTTAAAAGGTATAAAGTATCATCTTTTTGTTTTAGAAGAGCTTACGCGCGAATTATGGGCGTCGTATGAGATTATAAAGAATATACTATAATTATATAA